ACAAACTAATCGATGACTTTGCCCAGCAGACTGGAAAGGACGGAAGAACGGTTATCGATGCTGCTGCAAAGGGACTGACTTCTGACCTGAATGCTCTTAAAGGTGGATTAGAGTCGTATGATAGAACGGTGGGTGTATTTCTGAGCGATTCTAAGACGGGTGTGTTGCAAGGTTTTGGACAGAAACAGTCAGACAAAGAAGCAGATAAACTGGTTGCTAAACTTGCCCCCAAACTGACCTCTACAGACAGAGACGATGTTGTTGCTTTATATCAGGGGACTCCTGCAGAAAGATCAAGAGCAATCGATATTATATCACGTTCTGGTGGCAAAAATCCAGAAGAAATTAAAAATTCTTTAGATGATTTGAACACAACGATAGCAGGAACTATTTTAGTTGCTAATGAAGAATCAGCATTTAATGATCCTTTCCGTCTTTCGTCAACAGAAGACGAATCCCTTGCTTCTGCGAAGTTTAGTTATGTGTCAAGCGTAGAGGAATTGCAGGCAGAGATGAACAACATATCACGCGACATAACAGAAGTGGTCGTTCATTGGACAGATACCTATAGTAACAAGAACATAGGATCCGAAGAAATCAATACTACTCAAAAAGAACTTGGATCTGAAAGTATAGGTTATCACTATGTGATTCGAAGGGACGGGTCATTGCAAAGAGGAAGACCTGTTAATAAGCAGGGAGATCATGCTTTAATTAATGGTCATGACGAATACAGCATAGGACTTGTTTTTGTTGGTGGTATTAATGCGCCATCGGGAACTGCATTCCCCGGTAACTTCAGGAGTGTGTCTTCTCTTACATTATCGCAGATGAACACATTTAATGAGTTTTGTAAAGCATTTTATGAAAGATATCCGGGTGGACAAATTTTAGGACATAACGATATTGACCCGTTGGAAGAAGACCCCGGATTTGATGTTAGGGATTATGTAGAAGATATTTTCAATAAGAAGTCGTTGTTTGAAGACCCTTCTGCAAGAGGACCCTTTACCCCTTCTGAGTTAGTTTCTACTAGGATACCAGAATGACAACTACTAAAGACAATATAACAAAACGAATACAGGTACTAGGCGAAGGTAAAGAAGAGACCATCGGGGTTCCACAAACTGGATTCGCGGATGCTACCGGTGAGTATCCGTCTCAAGAATATTTTTTTGGAACATCTACAAATAAATCCGCAAAGGGCGAGACCTCTACTCAGTTGTATTCTTCTGGTGGTGATAAAAATGTTTCCATAGAATTTCCTGATCAAAAACCCTCGCAGTATCCTTTCAATCAGGTTCAACAAACCCCTTCTGGACACTCTTGGGAAATAGATGATACCCCCGGTGGTGAGCGTATAATCATGAAGCACCGCTCTGGTTCTGGTTTGGAATTACGAGCAGACGGATCAGTTCTTTTTTCTTCTGTCAACAAGAAAGTAGAAGTCACTGGTGGAGATCAAACTGTAATTGTAGAAGGTGAAGGCAACCTTGTATATAAAGGAAACCTGAATGTACGAGTCACTGGAGATTATAATCTCACAGTAGACGGTAACTTTAATGTCGATGTTGCTGGTAACAAAGACGAAGCAATACACGGTGTTTACACAGGAACCTTTGATAGGAGTCACAACTCTACCATCAAGGGATCACAAAGCACTCGCGTGGTTGGAACTCACACACAAACATTATTAAACGATAATTATGTGTTTGTCAAGGGGGATCAGAACAACTGGGTTCAGGGAGATGTCGAATTGACCTCCGGAGGAACTCTTACCACTACGGCAGAAACCGCATGGGCAGCATCATCAGAGACTACTAACATCACAGGCATCACTGTGTCCGTTCTGGGAACGAAAGGGACCATCGGTGGCACATTAGTCGATCACTATGGAAAAGTGTATTCAGGACCCCCTGAAGGTGCTGGTAACGGCGGTACGACCTTCTACGGAACTCTCGTAGGAAAGGCAGCAGAAGCAATCACTTCTGACTTTGCTAATCACGCAGGATATGCTGATTATGCTAGGTATGCCAAAACTGCAGGTTTTAGACCCGGAGAGACGAATGATCTCAAGGGAACTGATGAGGCGAAAGAACCCAAAAAGTATAAAACTATTTTCCCATTTGTCGAAACTCCACCCGATGCACCAGAACCAACAACGGAACTCATTGCTCCGCATTTGTCGATAAGTAATTTTGCCATTCGCGGTGTAGTCGTTGATACAGAACCAACTGACCCCGATTCTTTGGTCTCTAAGATTCTTAAAACGGATGACTATGAGGACTTGTTCGATAGAGACCCTACTATAGATGAAATCCGTTCTAAGTTAAAGAACCCTTCTAACTTTAAGAACAGTAATTTCACAGGTAAGTTAGTTGCTGCCGGGTTGCTCTCTTCTGAGTTTGCCCTTGCGACTAAAGGAAAGATAGGCAGAACATCTAACACTTCTCCTCAGAAGAAATTTGGACTCAAGGGTCTGGGCAATAACGTTTCTGATGTTAAAAGCAAAAGGTTTTTAGTATGATATTTTTACCAGATCCGGTCTACAACCCAAACTTTCAATCGGAAATCACTGGGAAGACTAAGTTAGCACAAGGAATTCCAATTGTCAAGTTTTTGGGGGCAAAAGGTAACAGAACTCAGTTTGAGAGAGTTACTCAGGACAGATTCCAAATTGCGAGAAATCTTTATCTCCACGCAGAACTGATTAAGAAGACCCTTGCAAACTCTGATTTTTCAAGAAACCGTTTAGTTATTGCAGAGGGAATATATGTACCTGCAGGAGCAGAGACCGTGTCCTCCGGATCTATCAGCGATCTGAAACAAACGGGAAGAGCAGTTGCATATGAATTATACGGTGCTAACGGAAAAATAGATTTTGCTAAGTCGTTTGAACTTGCAGTTTTTTGGAAAGACTATTGCGATTACGATAAAATTGTGTTAGATTACGACACCTTTGATCCTAGTGGGGAGACCAACTGTCAAATCGTAGTGTCCATGCCAAATGTACCGACTTCTTTTGATGTGAGTTTTGCTAGAAAGGTCGAAACCACATTTAACACAAAACTACAATCTCAAAATGAATTGGTTGAGATTCTAGTATAAATAAAGACATGGCTAAAATACTTTCTACAGAAGATAAAGACCTACAGAACTCTGCTTTAACTACGAGCAGATCTCGGGTATACTCAGATATTGATTTATCTTTTGCGGTTAATACTTCTACTGGAGATATTTTTAAAAAGAAAGATGCCGCAGCAGTGAAGCAGTCTGTAAAAAATATTTTGCAGACAAATAGGTTTGAGAAACCTTTTAAACCAGACTTTGGTGCTGATATTAGAGGTCTTTTGTTTGAATTGGCAGACGATGATTCTGAGGACGATTTAAGAGAGCAGATTATAGGTTCGATCAGTCGTTTTGAACCAAGAGCAGATATTCAAAACTTAGACGTTAATTTTACGGTAGATCAAAACACGGTGCGTGTGAGAATAGAATTTAAAATTTTAAGCATCGATGAAACGGTATCATTAGAAACTACAGTTTCGAGGTTAAGATAAATGGCAACAACTATTACAAGCACAAGTTTAGATTTTAACTCTATAAGAAACAATCTAAAGAATTGGTTAGAGCAAAAACCTGAATTTGAAGACTACAACTTTGAAGGTGCAGGACTGTCTAATCTACTTGACGTTCTTGCTTACAACACGCACTATAATGGTCTTACTGCCAACTTTGCCTTGAACGAATCTTTCCTAAGTACTGCTCAACTTAGATCGTCAATCGTAGGACTAGCAACCGCAATCGGTTATATCCCCAATTCTAAAATTTCATCAAAAGCAATTATCAATGTTACTGCAAGCGGATCTGCTACAACACAGAACAGATTGTCGTTACCGATTGGTACTAAATTTACTACCGTGGTTGAAGACACAACATATACTTTCGAAACAACCAAAGAATATGTTACTAATAAAGAGGGTTCTGACCCCTACAATTATACTTGGGAGAACGTAGAGATCCGAGAAGGTACAGAAAAAACCAAAACCTTTATCGCGGGTCCTTTTAGTGAGACAGACACTTATATCATTCCTAACGAAGACATGGACATCAACACAGTCAAAGTTGAAGTCGGTGCAGCATCAGAACAGTTTTTCAATGTCTCAACAGTTTCAGAACTCAACCAAAACTCTAAAATTTTCATTATCAAAGAAACTCCCAACGGATACTACGAACTTGCGTTTGGTAATGGAGCAAGTCTGGGAAGGGTGCCTGCAGCAGGCGACAAAATAGTTGTCACATATAATTCTACTGCTGGTGTCGCGGCAAACGGAGCAAGAACTTTCACTACGACTGCTTCTATTCCTAGTTTCGGTACTCCTAGTACGATTTCTTTGACCCCGATTACAATATCCTCTTCTGCTGGTGGTTCTGATAAAGAGAGTATTGAGTCGATTAGAAAGGCAGCACCTTTCTTATATGCAACCCAGAATAGAATGGTAACTGCAGAAGATTACTCTGCTCTTATCAGGAGGAACTTTTCTAGCGACATCACAGATATCTTGTCATGGGGTGGAGAAGATAACATACCTGCAAAGTTCGGTTCTGTGTATATATCGATCACGCCTTCTCCCAGCGAAATTCTTAAAACCGCAATCCGGGATCTGGTAAAAAACCTTTCCGTGGTTTCTTTCGATGTGGAGTTTGTAGATCCTATTACAACATATATTGAAGTAAATGCTACTTTCCAGTTTAACCAGACTTTATCTGCATCGTCCACTGTGCCAGACATCGAAGCAGTTGTCAAGAATGTTATTGACGATTACTTAGATACTGTGACTGATGAGTTTAGTGAAACGTTTAGAAGATCTAACATGCTTACTCTAATTGATGCATCGGATCCCGGTGTTCTGTCAAGTCAGGCATCTATCAAGATGCAGCAGAGAATTGTTAATCCAACACTAAGTGTTCCTAAAACATATCAACTTAATTTTCCTGCAACTTTAAGTACCCCCAAAGACGATGAGTTTGTAGTTTCATCAACAGAGTTTATCCTCAGTGGGCAAACTTGTACTTTGAAAAATAAACTCGGGACGAACATAATTCAGGTTGTAGCAGTAACCAGTGGACGTGCCGTTATAGACAATGCGGGTAATTATGATGCAGGTACCGGAACGGTTACTATAACAGGATTTGAACCATCCGCAGTTCTTTCTAACGAAATTAAAGTTTCTGTCATTCCCGGAAACCAAGGGTTTGTATCTACCATCAGAGAAAATAAACTGGGCAAAGATACTAGCGCCATTACAGTAACCGCTATTGAAACAACAACGCTATAAATAATTAAAACACAGGGTTTAAAATGTCGGCAATAGTAACAACAGAATTCGTATCCCAACTTATTGAAGATACAAAGACAGCATTTGTTGGAAATCTTTATATTGGTTTGGGTAGATCTCAGACATGGGGAACTGGGGACACGCCAGAGACTCCGCTTACCACTTTTGAGTATGCTAGAGAAGCACGTGGCAAATTACAACACGTCAAAATTGTCACGGGTGTTTCTGCTGCTGTTACTCGTCAAGACTGGGTTTCGGGAATTACTTACGAAGCTTACGACGATTCGGACCAAACCGCAATACCTTATGTAATGAATTCAAACTACGAAGTTTTTCTTTGTACTCAGCAAGGTGTTGATAATAACGGTGTAGTTATTCCTAGCACGGT